CCTCAGTGCTTTACCAGTTATTGGGGAATATTGTCGAAGAAGGAAGACGAATTGGTTCAATAGCTGATGTTCAAGTAGGAAACATGAACCCTAACGCCCCAGTGGGTACTACACTAGCACTATTAGAAAGATCAATGAAAGTCATGTCTGGTGTTCAGTCAAGACTTCATGCGGCTCTGAAGAAAGAACTCCGTATACTAGCTAAGTGTGTACATGACTTTATGCCGTCTGAGTATATCTATGAAACAGAGGGTGACTTCTCAAGGACAAAAGATTTTGATGGCAGAGTTGATGTAATACCTGTATCAGACCCTAATGCGTCTACAATGGCACAAAGAGTAACGCAGTATCAATCAGCACTACAATTAGCCCAACAAGCACCACAATTGTACGACATGGGAAAGTTGCACAGGCAAATGCTAGAGGTGTTGGGAATACAGGATGCCGATAGTATTATTAAACTTCCTGAAGATATAAAATCAAAAGACCCTGTGGCTGAAAACATGGCTATAATGAAGCAAGAGCCAGTAAAAGCATTCAAATATCAAGATCACGAAGCTCATATAGCTGTTCATACAGCCGCAGCTCAAGACCCAAAACTACAACAAATTATAGGGCAGTCACCGTTTGCATCAGTAATACAAAACGCAATGGCGGCTCATATTGCAGAACACGTTGCATTTCAATATAGAAAAGAAATAGAGGGGCAGTTAGGTGTGCCTATGCCTAGTGAAGACGAGCCACTACCACAGGACGTTGAAGAGCAGTTATCTAAATTAACAGCAGAAGCATCTGCAAAGGTTCTTAATAAGAGTAAAGCAGAAATAGCGCAACAAGAGGCTAAAGAACAACAACAGAACCCTCTAACAGTTATTCAACAAAAAGAGATGGCTCTAAAAGAAGCAGAGTTTGCTCACAAGCAACAAATGGATATGGCAAAGATAAAACTAGATGCAGAACAAAAACAAAAAGATCAGCAAATAGACTTAGCTAAAGTAGCTACAAAAGCTATACAAGACGAGCAAAAAGGTAAAAGAGAAGAAATAAAACAAGGTATTCAAGAAGGAATTGACCTTGCAAGAGAGTTTGTAGATGAGTGAAGACATCTACGCTCCTATTATAAAAAAAATAATAGATTATAAAGAACAGTTAAAAGAACACATAGCTTCAGGTAATGCTAACGACATGAGTGAATACTCTAGAATGGTCGGAGAATATAGATGTCTTATTAAGATTCACCAAGACTTACTTGACATTCAGAAAAATTATAATAATGATTAAAAAAAGTTATATGTAACTTTTTCGTTTTTAACGCAAGGAACTGTGATCCTTAATCACTGCATGAGGTAAAAAATGTATTCAGCCGTAAAGAAAGAAGAAGAAACAAAAGTTGCTTCTCAAATGCCTAAACCAAAAGGCTACAAACTTTTAATATCCCCCGTTAAAATAGATGAAAAAACCGAAGGTGGTGTTTATATGCCTGATGCTATTAGAGATGCAGAAGGTATAGCGTCCATTATAGGTTTTGTTGTTAAGATGGGCGATGATGCTTATAAAGATAAAGATAAGTTTCCAAACGGTGCTTATTGCAAAGAGGGAGACTTTGTAATCTTTAGATCATACTCAGGCACAAGATTTAAAATTCATAACGAAGAGTTTAGATTAATTAATGACGATACTGTTGAGGCAGTGGTCGATGACCCAAGAGGATATAGAAGAATATGAATAATTTAGCAGAAGAACAGGAAGTTATATCAGAAGAAAACATGAAGGAGCTTCCTAAAAAAGAAGAAGAAGTTAATGATTTTGAAGTAGAAATAGTAGACGATACACCAGAAGAAGATCGTGTTCCAAAAAGAAAAGAAGCTTCAGAACCTGAAAACGAAAGCGAAAACGAAGAAGAAATAAAGAACTATAGTGAAGGTGTTCAAAAAAGAATATCCAAGCTAAAATATGAGTTTCACGAGGAAAGAAGAGCTAAAGAGGAAGCGGCTCGTCTAAGAGAAGAAGCTTTAACTTTTGCTGAAAACCTTAAAAAAGAAAATGAAAATCTAAGAAAAACTTTAGCTGATGGCGAATCAATGCTTATTGATCAAGCAAAAGGTAGAGTTGGTGCAGAACTTGATAAAGCAAAAAAAGACTACAAAGAAGCTTATGAGTCAGGAGACCCTGATAAATTAATAGAAGCTCAAGAGCAGTTAACTAAATTACAAAACGAAAAGTTTAGAGTAGAAGAATACAAGCCTCAACCACAAGAAATTAAAGCTCAAGAGCCTCCAAAACCTCAAAGACCAAAGTTATCGCAAAGAGATATAGATTGGCAAAAAAACAACGAATGGTTTGAAAAAGACTCTATTATGCGTGGTACAGCTATGGGTTTACATGAACAGTTGCAACAAAAAGGTGTTGTGCCAGGCTCAGAAGAGTATTATAAAGAGATAGATGAGGGAATGAGAAATATATTTCCTGAAAAGTTTGAAGTTCAGCAAGAAGCACCTGAACGCCAAAACGGAAACGTGGTAGCCCCCGTTGAAAGACACGGAAAAAAATCACGCACAGTGCGTCTAACA